TCCATGTGCTTGTCTTTCTCATGATATTTCCTACAAGAAATGTTTCTAAACGAGCTTTTTCATCATTATATGTAATTAATGTTTCTATGAGACAATCAACTGCAACATCATATAACTCATCATAATCACTCCTATCAAACTTTCCGTACCAAACTCTATGACAGATTTTTTTAAGCTTTTTCATATCATTTTCCATATATGAATTAACAATTTTCATCATCACAGGATTACCACTAATAACCCTCATCATTTCTTCATTAATCATTTCATCTACCTGCCTTTTGCAATTCTTTATTTACATATTCTCCGAAAGACAATTCAGAATTCATAATTTTAATATGCTTAGTTTCTCTTTTACATTTTGGACACTTACAATATCTATCATGTCGATTTCTTTCTCCTGGTCGAAAACTTATAGTCTCTACCATAGGAATCAAACAGTTTCTACATATCACCATAATTAATCCTCCAATATATCATTAGCCATTTTCCAATATTCCGTTCTTCCCTTATAATCATCGCTAGTGATTTTACTAAGTTCTAATTTTATCTTCTCGATGTTATATCCTTTGGCTATTGCTTCTTGCATAACCTGAACATATCTTATACACTGCTTTATTCGTTTATGTTTATCACGAATATCATCAAGCAAATATCCTATCTTTGCCACTTTATGAGCTTGTGGCTTCTTACCATTATGTACTTTTTTATATTTTTCTAATGCATGATTAATATCACTTTCTGCGCTATCACATTTTGATAATTCGGTATTTAATAAATTTTTATATGTAAAAAGTTGATTATCGTCCCAACCTGCTAACCCTAAGATGGAATTGGCTTCTGATTCAATCTTATCTAATAAAGCATAATCGAAATTACCCTCATCTCCTGTATAGACATTTGCATTTCCTCTATAATAAAGAGATTTATCAGATTTCTGCCCTGTATCCACATCAATAAGATTATATTTTTTAATCCATGAATATTTCTTTCTACTGTTCTGTACTAACGACCTTGCTTGTTTGTAAGTAAACCTCTTAGCCATAGAACTCGAAGTCGTTATCATATACTCACCTAACTTCATAGGATTTTCCATAACATAATTCTTTCCATCTGTTAAAATAAACAAAAAAATATCACTCCTCTCTAATTTTAAGCGCACCTTAATAAGCTTTAGACATTTAAGGAAGTTTAATAAGTACCTTTTTGATATCTAAAACTTGAATAAATATTTACTTTTTGGTAATAAATGGAAATAAGTTGCTGAATTGCAAATGAAATCGTCCAATATTATTGATTTTGAATATAATATGTAATATAATTTAATTGCAATTAGTCAACTAAATTTATTTCCTTTTTTAGTTGTATGATTGTATATGTATTTGAACAGAGTAAGTAGAAAGGTGTTGGTAGCACCGTTTGAATCGCTTACTCTGTTCTTTTATATAATACTCCAAACATACGTTTGTGTCAATATAAAGCCAAACAAATATTCGAATAAATTATCTTAACAGAATGTCATGCATAATTCCTCTTTTAATAATATTCTCTATATCCTGTTCGGTATTGAATAACTGCATATGAGGAAGATAAGCATCTTCATTCATAATTATTGTTTTTGATTTTCTAACTAATAAACACCCATCATCGGGTGTAGCAATTTTTTTCGATGAAGTATTGTTATCAAAATCCATTGTTAAGATAACTACATTCTTAGGATTTTTACCTTCCGCTTTTAATTTTTGTAATCTTTCGATAGCCTCATCTATACTTGTATAATCGTAGGTTTCCGTCTTCATGATGTTCCCTCTCCTTTCCTTTATATCATAGCCAAACTAATTTTCATCGCTTCCATAACCTTTAAATTATCTTCAACAGATAGTTCACCAATTTTAAATTTCAACCTATCTTTATCAATTGTACTAATTTGCTCAAGAGCTACAACAGAATCATGTTTTAATTTATTAACTTCATCTTTATGTAACTCGACATGCGTTGGCAATTCTCTTTTAGACTTCGTAGTTATAATTGCAATAATTGTGGTAGGGCTAAATTTATTTCCAATGTTATTCTGAAGAATAACTACTGGTCTTCTACCACTCTGTTCTGAGCCTAGAGAATCATATCTTGTTACATCTGCGAAGTATATTTCACCACGTTTTATGTCCATATTATTTTAACCCTCCTTTCTCTGTTTGTCTTTTGATATTTCATACTATACAATATTTATATAGATTAGTCAATATTTATATAGATTAAATTTTTCACAAAAATATTGATAAATCCATGTGCATATTGTATAATCTATATAAACCCAATGTAGGAGGTAATATAATATGATATGTAACTCATCCAAAGAATTGCTTGATTACTTAAAGTATCAAATGATTGTAAATAAAATTCAACAAAAAGATATTGCAGCTTCCCTTGATAAAGATGCACGAAGTATTAGTCAGATTTTTAAAGTAGGAAATCCTAAATGTCAAACTTTATTTGATATGCTCACGGCTATGGATTTTCAAATGGATGTAAATTTTATTCACAAGGATGATGCTAAGTAATATACAGTCCCTACATATTCTCCAAAACTGTTTTCATTCCTACTGCACCATTCGCATAATTATTAACTGTTGTATTTACACTACTATGCCCTAACTGCTGCTGCACAAATGCAAGATTTCCATTCTGATTCATTACACTAGCATAATAATGACGCATCATATGTGGAGTAATACCATTTCCATAATTCTCAAATATCTGTTTAATATTTCGCTCTGTTGTACGAGTTCCGTTTTTATTAACAAACACAGCTTCCGTATCTACAATATTATCCAATATGTTTCTGTATTCTAACCACTCTCTTAAAGCCTTTAAAGCCGTTCCGCTAAGATATACAGTTCTGTTTTGCGTTTCTCTATACACACCCTTACCAAGAATAGTAATATACGGCATTTCTTCGTTTAAGTGCAAATCAGATAAATCTAAACCGGCAAGTTCCGACTCTCTTATTCCAGTCCCTCTCAGTACACGAAAAATAGCAATGTTTCTATTTCTAACAGGAATATCCTTTTTCCACATTATTTTCTCTTCCATATCATTAAGCTGTTTTTCTGTTGGAAGTTTTTTAGTTAAATTGTTTCCAGATGGAATTCCTTTATATGTTACATCTTTGAAGAATTTATCTTTAATTTCAGTCCCCCTTACTCTACTCATATAATCCCAAAAGCTACTTATCATATGCTTTCTGGTTTCCAATGTGGTTGGTGACATACCATTCTGTTCTTTAGTTTTCAAATATAATGTAATATCCTCTGCCATAATATCGGTAAAATCCGATGGCTTAATATCTGAAATATTTGTTTTGTCAATAAGTTTTTCTTCAATAAACCAATTGAGTAAATCTACAATAACTCCAAGATAATTCAACGCACCTGCCTTACTCTCTATTCTAACAGTGAGATATTTTCTCATATATATAGGAAGATTTAACTCGTCCAACTTCTTATTAAGCTTTTCAGCATTTTTGTTTTGTACTTCTATTTTGTAACACATAATTATCAACCTCGCTTTCATAATCATCTATGTAATAATTCTCTCTTTTTATCTTTGCGGCTTCAAAAATTTCTTCATAAGAATCACAGAATCTTACCTCAATACACTTCGTTACCTCTCTACACTTCAAACAATATAAATCTTTAACATGTTTTTGTTCTCTTTGTTTTTGTCTTTGGATTCCTCTAGCTAACATATTTTCATTCATACATTTCATACATATGAATCTGCTTGCATGTTTTGGATTTCCATTCTTATATTTACTCAAAAATTATTCACCTCATTTTCTGCAATAAAAAAGAAGTAGATAATAAAACCTACTTCTTACAATATCTATTAATCACTGTTTAGTTTGAAAATTACATCAATTTCCCTTCTTCCATAGCAAAGCGAACTTTTTCTAATGGATTTACAAACTTAGTACCAAAATACTCATCATTCAGTATAGGGAAAATGTCATATCCACAATGTTCTGCTTTAATAAGAAAACATGAAACAATTGAATAATTTTCTTGAAGGAAAATATCTAACACTTCCATAGAAACCTCATAAACAACTTCATTTATACAAGGGGAATAACGAAGCCAATATGTAAAACAATGTTTATCTTCAATGTATTCCTTTAAACACAACAATGCAAAACTTTCATTGACAGTAAAAACATATTCTTCCATTGTCATATCATCATCAAGTTCACTAATAAAATTATTCAATCTATTATTTATTTCTGTCAACGTTTTTGATTTTATTATTGAAATTTTTCTTTTTCTAATTGGTAAATCAGATATTTTTTCTATCATTATTAAATACCGTCCTTTCTTATTATTACAATAAAAAAGAAAGTAGACGATTATCTGCTTTCTTTTTTAACTTTTTGAAATAACTCTTTCAATCTTTTTTAGAATTGTTGTATTTGATTATTCTCTTAACAATCTCACTACCATTTGGAAGTTTTTCTAACTGATTAGCACTAATATGTCTACAATCGTCTGGATTATCACAATTATCAAATCTTACAATAGCTTCATCATCACTATTCCATGCATATTCGATGAAAACTCCAAATAAATGCAATCCTTTATGAAAGACTCTATCTCCATTATTAAATTTCATATTCTTTCCTCCAATCTACCTTTTAAATCGTCTATAATTTCATGAAGAGTTTCACAACGAGCCAATAACATATTATTTGTTGTTTCTGCTTCAATTCCATTATCAATAATACATTGTTCACATCTACCAATTTCCGTTTCAAGCTCACCAATATATTCCTTAACCTTTTCTCTCATATCAGGCATCTGTATATTATATATTTTCGCATCTTCCCATTTTTCAATATCAATACCAAGTTTCTCTTTTATATTACATTTTTCCCAACTATTTCCAAGACTCATTTCATCATATTTGTAAAATTTATCATAGTATTCTGCAATATAGTATACGTTTTCTTTCTTTTTTAACACTAGATAATAATATGTATCTATATCATTATAATCTTCATAAGTAAAATCATAAACAATCCCAACTTTTAAATCATATTCAATATATATTTTTTGAACTCCAATTCTGCTCTCTTTATCAAAGAAACACCCCAAATTTTCAAATTTAACGTCCTTTTGCTCGACATCTTCTTCATGAATACTTATATACAACTTTCTAACATTATCCACATTATCACAACCTTTCTTATATTTTACATTATAATATTCTCTCTTACAATAAAAATAACTGCCAGCATTTCTACTAGCAGCTCATTTATTATATTTA